TGACTTGACATACCGAATCACTTAGTATATACTGACAGTTATAGGTGGAGCTCTATATGGGGTATCCCCTAAAACTGAGGTGTGTTAAATAATCTATAAATGCAATAAAGATACGGAGATATATTTCATGACACCACATGATTTTAATGACTACAGACCACCCCCCAAAAAACCAGAGGGTAATGATTTAACATTCATGGATTACGGTATGATTTGTATGACCGTATTCGGAGTATATACTTCGTTAGTAATTGCATCATTTTTTAATTTAGTTCTCGTTGCAATTGCGTGGAGAATGTACGAGAGATATAGGAGTGGAGAAATATGAAAAAGACATTATTAGGATTAGGTTTGATATTGAGTGCGTGTAATCCAGCTCATGCACAAGAACCTATTATTCATGACCATTACAAAACTATCATTGACCAGAAACCATATCATGTTGAGGTATGTTCTGATGTATCTACGAGTGGAGATAAATCTGGAGATATGTTGAAGGGTGCTATCATTGGTGGTATTATCGGAAACAATGTCGGTAATATTGAGAATGGTGGTGCGTTAGGAGCTGTTATCGGTGGTATGTTAGGACATAATAATTCTGATGCAGTTGGTGGTACTCGCAGACAGTGTAGAACAGAGATACGTTACAATGAGGAAAGTAGAACAGTATACTCTCATTCAACTATTCAGTTTGTTACTGAAGGTAGAACTTACACATTAAAGTTTAAGAAGTAATGTACCCAGAGACAATCATTTATTCAAAGACGGATAGAGTGAAATGTTCTGGTGAGAATAATGACCACCCATTAGTTTATTATACAATACCAGAGGGTGGTGAAGTGGTATGTGGGTATTGTGATATTATATTCAGAAAGGAAGAAGAGAATGAAGCTGAGTGAATTTAGGAAAAAGTTTGGTGAAGGTACAGACTTTGATTTAGATTATGGTAAGTTGTTTATCATTGGTCTTTGTGTATACATTGCATTTCAAGTATCATGAAAGTAAATCCTTTATCAATAAAGGTTGACCAAACAAAAAGAGATACAAGAAGAGATGCTTGGGATAGAGACTATCTAGGTTCGCATTATGTAAAGTCTGAACCAAAATCAGACAAACGAATTGAAAATGCAAAACCAGTTTTTATCTTTGCGTTCTTTTATATCTGTATATTAATTATGATGGATAGTGCGAGGTAATAAATGTTTTTTAAAAAAGATAATCGTCCACATTGGGAAGTAATGGCTGATGATGGAATGAACAAGTTTCTCAAGTTCTGTATTACTTGTGTATTTCTCTGGATGGGATATCAAGTGGTGATTGCATTAATTGATAGGTTCTTCTAATGGTACAAGATTTATTTCGACATTTACGAGCTCATGCAAAACCAGTGGGTGAAATGAATTCGTTAGACGCAAGACAACAATTACTTGTCATACTGATGGAAGAATGTGGCGAGTTGATTCAAGAATGTTCTAAGAACTTACGCAGAGGTGAGATATTCGATAGAGATAAATTTAAAGATGAAGTCGGTGATGTTTACACCATGATAGATTTACTTCATGAATGGGATGTAATCTCATGGGATGAAATAGAGAAACGTAGAGAAGTCAAACGCAAGAAACTTTCCAAGTGGTCTGACTTAATTAATGAGAGTGAAGTTGATTGGAAAAACGGAGATGGTGGAGAATTATATGAGTAAAGGAATATTATTAACTTTTGTTTTAACCTTTATTGCAACCATAGTATGGCACGCCTTGACAGCATGAGTGAAGGTACTACTTTATTTCTGACGATTGCAATACTCTTTGGTGCAACTTTAATATTAAATACAATTGTATGGGGAATCATATTATAATGGAACGAACTGTAGGAAAATTTAAAAAACCTCGTAAACCAATGTCCGAAAAAAATCGGATTCAAGCTGCGAAAAGACTCAAAGAAGCAAGAGAGAAACGTCTAAAAGAAAATCCTCCGAAATACGTCAACATACATCCATCTGTGAGGGCTCTTCCAGATGACCATGTTTTTTCTAGAAAGAATGTTACACAATGGATTAAGACACAGAAAAGTTTACTAAGTGCAGCTCGTACTTCAATGCGTAATAAAGTCAAAGGTGCAACAGCAGAATATTATGGAATACAAGGTTACATTCGTCATTGCGAATGGTATTTGAAAAACGGTGATTGGATTGATAACTTCTATGGTGAGTATCAACAGAACCGTACAAAGTGGGTAACATTAGTTCCTGCTGGAAAGGTAGATAATGAATAGTAGTGATTTTAAAAGAAAGATAGAATCCGTTACACCAAAAGGTGATTTGTCTTGGTATATTAAATGGATTGCATCTTTGTTTATTATTGGTGGAATGATGATGACTTCTCTGGATGTCTCTCTCTATCCAATTAATTTATTCTTTCATCTAATTGGTGTCAGTGGATGGTTTGTCGTAGGAATGTTATGGCACGATAGGTCACTGATTGTGGTGAACGGAATTGCAATGTCCATCTTCATGATGGGAATCATAAAACATTTTTTTGGTGGTGCGTACTAAAGCATCCATGGCGGAACTGGTAGACGCAACGGACTTAAAATCCGTTGACCATTTGGTCGTGTGGGTTCGACTCCCTCTGGATGCACCAAACTCTCCGTAGCTCAGTTGGATTAGAGCAACGGTCTTCTAAACCGTAGGTCGCAAGTTCGAGTCTTGCCGGAGAGGCCACCACTAACCTTCAAGTTGAAGGTACAACTCATCATAACCACCAATATGATTTTCGTTTCCATCATAGATTTGAGGAAGTGTTGTAAACTTAGTTACGTTTTTAAATCTCTGAAGGTCTTCACCTATCAGATGTTTTTCTTTAAATGGAATACCATGTTTGTTTAATAACATCTTTGCACGAATACAGTAAACACACCTATCCATTGTAAATATTTTATACGGCAAAACTTTCTCCACATCCACATTGTGCTGTTGCATTTGGATTTACAACTTTTAAATAACTACCACCAAACTCTCTTACATAATCTACAGTGCATCCAAGTATAAACATTTCTGCAATTTTATCTACCACAAGAATATTATCAACTAATATTCCATCATTTTCTTCGTCAACCATATCCCATTTATATTGAAAGCCAGAACACCCACCCCCTAAAACTGAAAGATGTGCGAATCGTTTCCTTTCTGATTCGGTCATACTCGTTAAATATTCCTTTGCACTATCTGTTATCTGTAACATAATGTCTCCCAAGTGTTTGATTTATTTAGGTTTTTACTGTGCTATTTTATGCTTGACTTTGTTGTCAGAACAAGGTATATTAATAGTATAGTTAATAAGAGAGGTAAAAAATGTTTCGTATTCCTAGTTTCAATCAGATGGAAATGTCTTGGGAAGAAGCTGTTGCTACTATCCAAGGTCGTGGACAAGACGGTACTCTCATTTCTGGTATGGAAGAAATGAACCGAATTTGGAATGAACATTGTGAAGATGGTCTAGACACTGATGACAATTTCTTTGACCATTGGGTCTATGAGGCAAATGCTTACAATGTTGTGTTTTCTGGAATGAGTCAACTCTTTGGAGAAAGTGCTTGACTTTGTTCTCAAAACATGGTACTATGATTCGTAACAATGAGAAGAGAGGTTAAATTATGGCTTATATAAACGCTGAAGATGTCAATCACATTCGTGTCGCTCTTAAAAAAGAGTTTCCCCAATATAAATTTTCTGTAACTCGTGACCACCACCTTGGAGTTAATATCAACTTCATGAAAGGCCCACGATTTTCTGAGTATGAATATTTTGACCGATACTCTGGTGAGATGAAAACAGATAATCTTGATGGTCATCATCAAATCAATCATTTCCATTTAGAGAGTTTCTATGGAAAAGAAAACGCAGAAATCTTAGGTAAGGTTTCTGATATTGCCCACACAGCGCCTGGTCTTGCTGGTGGTAAGAAATACTACAACAACAATGATATTCAAAGTGATTACTTTGATGTTGCTTACTATGTGAGTATTAGTGTTGGTAAGTGGAACAAAGAATATGAAATAGTGGAGGCTGCATAATGTCGTTAAATAAATCACAAGTAACAAAATTAGTTGTTGACCTTTGTTGGGAATATGATAGAATGTCTTCAAGTGGTCAAGAAACTCTTGACAAACTTTGTAAGGTTTTAAATATTGAAACTGATGCAGAGTTTACAGAAAGACTTGCAAGTATGACTAAAGAAGAAATCAATAACGAAATTTTGAATAGGAGTCTGTAATGGATAAAGTTGATACAATCGTGGATGTTCTTTGTGACTTCCTTGCTTATGTAGATTCATTTTACAATCCAAAGAACGGTATCTATCCTATCAAGGGTTTGACCAATGATATGATTTTTACTGCAACTCTAAAGTATGTTTCTTCACAAACAAAAGATTATACTTGGGGTGGTGGTGATTCGCTAGATAGAGAAAGAGTGAGGGATATTATCCTCACTGACAATGGATTAACCCTTTGATTTCAAAGGGTTTTCTAACACCGCTTGACAATACTAAAAAAGTCTGATATAGTATTAATATAATCAAGAGAGAGAGAAAAAAATATGTATAAAGGTTTCCAAGAAAAAATGTTTCAAAACCCTTGGGGTGTTAATGAAGGTTTCAAACATCTTCAAGAGAAGTTAGATGAATTACTACCTTTGATGGGTAGATGTGAATTTCCTAATTCAAAGAACAAAGCATTAGACAAGTTCAGAAGGGCTCAAAATGCAGCCTATGACCTTTTCAATAATGGTCTTGGTAATAAGAAAAGTCTTTTCCACAATATCTATGGTTGGTCAGTTGGTATGAGAGATGTTAGATATGCAACCAAGATGACTTGGAGTCATTGGGAAGATAGGGTTGAAGAGGTTCTTACTCCTATCATTTTAGAAGCTGCAAAAGAACAAGGAATTCAGTAATGACTATGAAAAATGTAATCGGTGAATTTATAGGATATCTAATTTTGATTGTGTTTGCATTTGGTTGGTTAGACACATTGTGGATATTCGGTGTAGAAAATTCCAAGGAATATACTTGGTGGTATGTAATTCAACAGTTGGGAGAAACTTTTAATGAGTAGAGGAACGAGTTTATATGTAGGTCATAGAATATGGGATAAAAATCCAAATATGTTAATTCCATATTATTTAATGTTATCTTATTTATATTATGAAAAGAATATTTCTTTGATTGATGATACAGAGTTTGACCAAATGTGTAAAACACTTTTAGAAAAGTATGATGAAGTAGAACATATGCACAAACCTTTAGTCAAAAAAGAAAACTTGACAGCTGGAACTGGATATGATATAAAGTATACAAACATGATAAAAGATAGTGCAATGAAATTACAGAGAGTATGGAGATAGTATGGAAAATATTTTAAAGATGGGTTATGCAATTGAAGTGAAGTACAAAGACGGTTCTATATATACTAAGTATTTCGGTATCAAACAGTTGCAAAAGGCTACAAATTATTTTAATAAGGTGAACAATTCTATTGACAAGAATGTTCATAAGGTTACATCAAAGATTGCCCAAGTGGCATATTAGATAGGTCAACCAACCAATACGGCCTAGTCGCTGAATTAGATTCGGACAAAAGTTGGTGTACAACAAAGGAGAACAATCTTCGGATTGGAAAAAGAGGGAACGAAAGTTCCCTCTTTTTTTTATGTATTACAAGAACAAGCTCTTGGTCTTGAGAAAAGAATCTTTTCTCTTTGTCTTCTTCTATGCTCGTTGATGTGTTTTAATAATTGGAAAATAATCGTATTCATAACACTCTCCTTTCGATTAGTTACCAAAAGTTAAGTGCGTTCCTTCAGCGAATGCCTACTTCCGACTCTTATTGAGTTGAACGATTAATACTATTTAGTCATATAAATATGTTCATGGAAAATTTTCAAGGTCAAGATGGATTTGTATGGTTCACTGGTGTTGTTGAGGATAGAGATGACCCAACAAAACTAGGTCGTGTTCGTGTTCGTTGCGTAGGATATCATACAGACAATAAAACAAAAATACCCACTGAGGATTTACCTTGGGCATGGGTTATGCAAAATGTTCATACACCAGCGATGGCTGGTTGGGGTGATACGCCTGGGTTCATAGTTGAAGGAAGTTGGGTTGTTGGTTTCTTTCGTGATGCAGATACGTTACAAGAACCAATTGTTATCGGAACATTGCCCGGCGTTCCAAACCAAGCAGGAAATCCAAACTATGGTTTTCATGACCCAAGACGTAGAGATGAAGACCCAGAAAAAGAAGGATACAATATTTCAAAGTATCCACCGACTCCCCTTTCATCAAGTGACCACGGTATCAATGAGTCTGATGTAAACAGACTTGCAAGAAACGAAACTGGTTTTGACCATAAGATGTTGACTACAAAAGCAACTGACCAAGCAAACTATATTAACATTCCAGTTGCAGGCGGAGTTCCTTTTGCAGAACCAGCATCTGCGTATCAAGCGGAATATCCTTTTAACCATGTGATGGAATCTGAAAGTGGTCATATCAAAGAATATGATGATACAGAAAAGAATGAAAGAATTCATGAGTATCACAGAGCTGGAACTTTCTATGAGATTGATGGTGGTGGAAATAGAACTGTAAAAATTGTTGGTGATGGATATCATGTTGTCGCTGGTTCAGACCATTTGTTTGTTGGTGGTAACTGTAATATCACGGTAGAGTCTAACTGCAATATGTACGTTAAGAAAGATTGGAATATTCAAGTTGATGGGGATATGAATCTTTTAGTACAAGGTAACAAGACAGAACAAGTTATGTGTGGTGGAACTACTGAAGGTTTTTCAAAAGAGATTGTCAAGAATGGTTTTAAAACAACTTCGGTTGACCATACAGTTACAAACATCTATGGTGAAAAATTTAACGAACATATCAAATCAGATATCACAAAAGATTATACTACAAATGTTATAGAAAGGATTGGTGGTACACTTGACTTAGATGTTACTGATGCTGTAACATTTGATAGTGCGTCTACAATTAAGATTAATCAACCTAGTGGAACACAGAACGCAGCTCGTAAAGGTGATAGTGCCGATACTGGTGATGACCCACCAGGCATATCTGGAGGAGATGGTTCTAACGTAATTGAAGCTGGTTCTGGAACTGTCTTCATTGGTGACACTGGTGTTGCAGATGAAGTTGTTGAAACAGAATTACTTGAAGTAGATTTAGACCCAGTAGAAACAGTTAGAAGTGCGTATGGTTTAGATAACCTAAACATGGATGCGACACAAGCTCGTGCAATCTCTGATGGTCGTGCAGTAGAAATTGCAAATGGTATTGACCCAGACACTAATGAAGGTATCGAATATGGTGATGGTGGTGGAGGTGGTAGTTCGCCTGTCACTGGAGAAGCAGGGCCTATTCAAACTGAAGCTTCACTTAATCAAGAAAGTTATACTGGTGGTTCAGAGTTTTTACCTTATACTGAAATAAATGGTTATAACCTAGAAGGTAGACTTAGATTCTTATCACATACTGACCCAAGGATTAATCCACAACTAGGACTAATACTTGAAAACCTTGCAGAGTCCTATGGTTCTACTTTAACAATTACAAGTGCATATCGTTCACCAGCATATAATAAAAAAGTTGGTGGTGCAAAAAAGAGTGTACATCAACAAGGTCTTGCGTGTGATGTATTAATGAACAATACCACAAAAGAACAAAGACTTGACTTTATCAGAAAGGCAGGAGCTGCTGGTATCAAAGGTTTAGGTTTATACTTTAGTTCTAGTAGTGGTGCAAACTTTATACATTGTGATATTAGTAATACCAGACAATGGGGGCCTTCTGGTTCTAGAAAGTCTCAATACGGATGGGCTAAACCAACTCTCAAAGCAGCTGGTTGGTTCGTATAAATAAACTAAAAGAGAGAAAACATGGCAGTACAACCAGCATATAGAGATGCAGAAAGAACAAACGAATCACCTCGTTCTGCACGAATATATAAAGACCTTAATCTTAACTTTGGTAGACATCCAGTTACCAAACAGATTAATGTTTTGACTGATGCAGCTGCTGTTAAAAGAAGTGTGCGTAATTTAGTACAAATAGGTGAATATGAAAAACCTTTTCATCCAGAGATTGCATCTGGAGTTCGTGATATTTTATTTGAGAATATGACTCCTTTTACTGCACAAACTTTACAAAGACAAATAACAGATGTAATAACAAACTTTGAACCAAGAGCCCTTCTCACTTCAGTAGAGGTTATACCAAGGTTTGATGAAAATCAATATGAGGTGATTGTAGAATTTTATATTCAAAATGCACCAACTGAACTTATTGATTTATCATTTACACTAGAGAGATTACGATAATGGCAACCACAGAAAAAAGATTAGACGTAACAGATTTAGACTTTGATGATATCAAAGGTAATCTAAAAACCTTTATGAGAAATCAATCAGACTTTACTGATTATGATTTTGAAGGTTCTGGTATGAGTGCATTATTAGATGTTCTTGCATATAACACACATTACCTTGCAATGAATATGAATATGGTTGCAAATGAGTCATTTCTTGATACTGCATCTGTTCGTTCTTCTGTAGTTTCTCATGCAAAG